TCAATCTCACCACTCGTCGCAAGAGTCTCCTCATAAATTTGCTTCTGAGCATCCGACAAAACAATCCCGGCACGCGTCAACTTAGACATCGCGCTCTCTTCATCGCCAGCGACCCTAACAAAAATCTGGCCAATAGCGGTCAGATCCTTGCCCGTACCCGCAGCAACATCCGCAACAACCTTAACCATGTTGGTCAGGCCATCAACACCCTTACCCGCCAACTCCGGCACAGCCATCCAGCCACGCACAATCGAATTCAAAATCTCGTCATCAATACCCGTCAGGTTAGACAAGCTTTGCGTGTACTTCATGATCTCATCGGTAGACTTTTTGACCTCCGCAGCAGTATCACCAAAGACACCCGAGTTCTTCGCAATCTGTTGCAAAGACTTAGACACCGATTCACTCTCAGCGGCAGCCCTCAAAGACTGATAACCAAAAGCAGCCGCACCCGCAGCCACGGCCGCAAAGGCCGTAACACCAGCAGCAGCGAAACCACCCGCAACCTTACCGAGCTTGTCCAGCCCAGAAGTCGCCTGACGAATACCCTTCGGGTCAAACAGTGAGACAATGCTCAGCTTCATAGCCATTAGGCAGCCATCCTCTCCGACAACTCTTTCTCAGTCTCTTCAACAACTTTTTTCGCCGCCTGCACGAGAACCAATTTGTGTCGATAAAAAGCCGCCCATGAGAGGCCGCGCTGTTGGCGTTTACCCGAACCTTTCAAGACGCCAAACTTGTCCGTTATCACAGCAATAAGATTTGCGGCCTGTCCAGTTCCAGACTGCCCGGCAGGCCCCTTCGCCCCAGCCTTCTCAATGGCAAGAAAACCCGGTGAACCCGGCGGCGTGCTTACGATAATATTCACCAACGAAGACACACCTTTTTTGTTGAACCTTGTTGGAACTTGAACTTTAGTTATTACACCCGCAAAGCGAAGATTGCGTTGCATAGGAGTGATTGGTCTCATTCCGGACAACGGCACGACGACACCGTTTAGTTGCGTTTCAATCCGCCCGGCAATCGTCTCAGCCGTGTCTTTAAGATTCGCGCGAAATTTTGCGTACAGTTTCGGATCAACACTTTTGAGAGTATCGGTCAACTGACGGATACCCTCAGTTTTGTAATCGTACTTAATCATGGCAAACTCCCTAAGCCAAGTTTACCGCCTACCGCTTAGGGTTATGCTTAGCCGTCAAATATCGGGTCATCGTCCACAACATTCGCGGCGACAACTGCACAAGCTCCCGAGGACTAATGCCCGTCTCGCACGCAATCACCGCAAGATTCCAATGAACCGACGATGCGCCGAGACCCACTATTTTTTTACTTCAGCAGCTTCCACGCCAGCAATGGTGTCGGCATAAACATCAAACTCAAGGCTTGTGGACTTCGTGCGCGACTCAGCCTTCCAGGCGATGAACACCAGCCAGGAGAGTCGAACACCCTTCTGGAAGTCGGCCACGCTCTTGTCAAACCTGTCCTCGAACGCCATGAGGTCAGAGACAATCGCCGTCACTTCACGGCTCGTTCCATCAACGAAAGTGATGAGTAGGTTAATGGGATTCATGGTTACGCAGTACCCCGCGTGATACCAGCAGTCCCGGCAGTCGGCCAAGTAACGTCGCGTGTGGCAAGGTCGCCAACGGATCCGCTAATCGGGTTTACCTGCGATACCAAGAACACACCAGTGTAGGAAGGGTTACTCGCGCTAACAGTTCCGCTTGTGGGACGAACGACTACCGTGGCGTTGCTGTTAAACAAGTTCCAGATAGTCGAGTCAACAGCGTCAGAACCTGAAGTGCCAAAGTCGTTGTGGAAAGAAAGCGTGACGCTTCCATCCTTCAGTCCGCCTACGCGAGTGCGGAAACCTGCCGAGTTGCCAAACGCAGTCGTCTCCACCTCGTCGGCAGAAACGTCAATGGTAACGGCAGCGAGGTGGTCGCTGAAGTCCACGCCATTTATGGACGTGGTAACGCTGGTCAATACGAACTTTGGCATAATCTATTTCTCCATTTATTCTGCGAAAACTTGGACTAAGAAGTCGGCCGCAAGATATGTTTGCTCACCACTATTATACGCCCCGAGAGTTGTCATTTCACTGAGACGACAGTCAAAAGCCGAACCGCCCAACGTGCGATCTGATTCAACCGCCGTCTTTATGGAACGCTCCCCGTTGCCCGCGAACGCGTCCAGTTTGCGCTGTGCGTCCCGTTCGGCCACACGACCAACAATTAGTGTCACGGTCATGTTGTATTGCGTCATGCCACGTTTAAAGTCCAAATCGTAGGTGATTGAGTTTAGACTGACAATCGCTATCGGAGGGCTGGGGTTGTCGGGAATTTCCGCAGCAACCCGCAACCCGCTAATCGTGGCAATGTTCGCAGCCAACCCGGCGCGAATCTCAGCAATAGCCACTAGCCGGCACTCACCTTACGGAACGGAGCCACAAGAGCCTCCACATCCGGGTCAAACCTGCCCACACGCATACTCCCGAGATCGTTGCTAATCATGCCCAAAGGCGCATCGAGACGCTTGAACAACCGCATAGCAAGAATCACCGTCGCCTGACGGATAGCCGCCGGAACAGCAGACCAACCAAACACGCCAGTAATCTGCACCGAAGCTTCGAGGTGAAAAATCGTCTGAGGGTAATACGACGGCCAAAGGTAGTCGCCCACAGCGCGGAGACGACTAAAGGGTGTGACCAAACCCCCGGCGATGTTGTTGAGAGGCTCAAGCTGGTAATCGGTTGCCGCCAACGTCGTGTCAAACGTCAGGCCATCCGTAGAAGTTTTCACTGAAGTGACCGAAATAATGTCGTCAGTTTGCACCAGGTAAACATTGTTAGGCGCGTATATCCGCGTCCCCGACGTGCTGTAAAACACTCGCTCGGTATAACCATCGATCTCCCGGCTGGCGGATTCAATGGCGAGCTCCAAGAGGCTATCGTCGATGGAATCTTGCACGCGGAGGGCCGCCTTCAAATCGGCAAGCGTGCAATATCCGTTGGTAATGGCCATGCTTCTAGTTTACCGCGTCACACCCATAAAACAGGTGCGCCGTCAGTCACCCCAATCGTTTGCACGTCGAATCTTCAACGACCACTCACCCGCAGACACGTCGTCACGGTCAATCTTCCGCACGAAATACGTTTCGTTCAAACCGTAGGTGCGCGCGTTATGTTCAACCCACTCAGGATCATGCACCGTTCCCTGCTTCACATGAGAATGTGGCGCACTCGCCCGGTGAATTTCCACACCAGCAACCTCACACCGTCGCTGATAGTCGTCGTCCTCGAAATTTGCCGGATACAGGTTCTCGTCGAACAGTCCGACCTTCTGCACCACATTCTCACCCACACCAAAGAACTGATAGTGCGGCCACTCATCCGAAATCGTCAACCGATCCGGCGAACAGTCGCGCGCAAACTTCTCCAACGCACCAGGCTCAAACACCACATCATCACTCGCCACCAACCACCACGTGCACCTCGTCGAACACTTCACACCAAGATTCCACGAACCAGCACAGCCAAGATTCGACGGCATATTTAGCACCCGATAATCCGCGACACAATCAGGTATCGAATCAGTGCCCTCAAAGTTAGCGTTCGGGTTGTTGTTGATAATGATGAGCAAGCCCACCGGGTAGTCAATGCTCTTCAACATTTGAGTCAACAAATCATGCCGCGTGAGTGTCGGCACGATCATGCTAGGAATCATCACGGCCCCGAAACCAAAACGCAGGGCCATCCAACACGGCAGCAGGAAGGTCAGGCAGGTCGGCCAACTGAGTCATCGGGTTGCCATTCTCCACAGCCAAACCTTCCAGCCAACACTTCTCCACCCAGTCGTCCATGTTCTCACGCACCAATTCCTGATGAGAGAAGTTGCGCCATTTTGTTTGCAAATCCTCAAGACTGAAGAACGATGAGAAGTGCCAACCGCCACGAATCTCCGGCAGACCTTGCCGTGTCTGAATCAGCTCCACAACATCCTTGCCCCTGAAATGTTGCAACGCACCCGAAATTGAAGCCCACTCAACTTGCTGAAACCACCGAGCCGACATCTGATATTTTGTGATATTCCACACCGACAACTCGGGCCGTATCAGCTCGGCGACCAAGAACTCGTCAACATCGCACACAGCCACGAGAGCATCGTCCGGCAAACCCAACCCGAGCAGGTACGCGAACGCCTCGCGCCGGTAAGCGTACTCATTCACCCACGGGTTCGGATCAGTGCCACCCTCTACCACATAGTGCAATACGTCCTCCAACCCGCTCAGGTCAGACACCGGTTTCACCAACCCGGTAAACGAACGTGTGGACTCATACACAATTGTCAAATCGGCTTCCATGTGTTGCATACGCGCTTGCAACATTTCAGCCTCACCTGAATACGAAACAAAATCAACTAGCAAAATAACTCCTTAAGAATGGCAACCAACCCCACTTCCAGACGCGTTCAGCATCAAACTGGGACGCGAACTCACGAGCAATCTTAGACGTGCCTCTAGGGGCTTTGTAAGCCTCCACAAGGGCACTCTCCAGCGACCCGACTAATGGCACTTGCCACCAAGCGCGTTGCTGTTCATCCCAAAACGGTGTGCCCTGAATCAACCAACCATCCTCAACCAAATCCTGACTCGCCGCCCAGCCCGAAGCGATAACACGAGTGCCGCAACTCTGTGCCTCAATCGCACCAAGACCAAACCCCTCGCCCATCGAAGGATGCGCCAACACGTCAAACGCCGAATACAATGCCGCCATATCTTCGTGTGAATACCCGCGCCGGAATCGTTCACGATCTGGGAAGATAACCGAATCGGCTGGCACACCACAGGCTTGCATGAGGGTTATCAAATCAAACCCGCCCATCACGCCGGAAGATTCACTATGTATGTAGAGTTTTGATTTCGGGTATGACTTCAGGAATACCGACCATGCCAAAATCATTTCGGCAAAACATTTTCTGTGAACAATCCCATTGGCCTTATTCGCTGACACCATGCCAACGAGAAACTCGTCAGGTTTCACTCCAAGATAGTCGCGCGCCTTCACGCCGTCACTCATCGTGTCACGCGGCTTGTATACCTTGGTGTCAATGGCATGGGGAATATAAGTGCTGGCGATTCCCGCCGCCTCTAACTGGCGTTGCCCATGCGGCGACATCGTGACCGGTGTGACGTTTGGCCTAAGTAGCCACTTGGCAACCGCCGGTGGCAAACTCATGTGATCCAGCGGAACCCACGAAATGAAACGAGTGTTGAAATCACCTCGTGCGGGAACGTCATTGTAAACCCACACATCGTAAAGAGTAAAAACCGCGTCACTCAAGCCCGGATTCTGGGACTTCCATTGCTCGTGGTAAGGCTGGATTACGTCGTCGCTGTACTGCTTGAACCCGCGCGGGTAATGAGGGATCTTCTTACCAGCAAACTCAAGCTCACCAGGTACACCCTCGAGCCCGTAGTTACTGAGCGCGGCCACCTTCATGCCGTGGCGCACCATCTTCTCAACCAACATTGCACCCTGTTGCCCGTAACCTGTCGGCTGTCCGGGCGAATTGGAGACGAAAGAAATAAGGCCATCTATTTGTTCGTAGGTCATGGCAAAAGTTTAGTCTCAAAAATGTTGCAAATTGGTTAGAACAATGATTACTATTAGACATATAGGGCAGGCAGCCCTCGAAAGGAAATCATGCTCAACATCGTAGACACCACACACGTCAACACACTAACCCCCGAGCACATTCTAAATCTTTGCGTACTCGCAACCGAAGCCGGTGTTGCCTTACCGAAGAATTTTATCAACGCCATCTATACACGCATTTACGAAGACCCGCGATCATGGGAAGACGTAGACGCAGACTTTGACTGTTCAGAACTTTTCGCCGTTCTCGAGTGGCAAGACCGTCTTAACTGCGACTGTTCAGCACACTAAACGCAGACAAAGAAATCCCCCGGCGAACCTACAACGCCGGGGGATTTCAGTTTGACTCAGCGTTACGGCTGAAGCAGGTACTTCACCTTAGCGGCGTGCGTCAGCCCACCGGCAACCCGGTAGGTGAAACGGTAGCCCGTGACATCGTTCGCAAAGTAAGCGTCAGCAGACACTGCAACATCAAGACCAGTCTGAGCAATCTTGAACGCGCGGAAGTCACCAAACAGAACCGACTTGGTTGTGGTAGCAACATCAGCCAGGGCAGGGTTCTCGTACACGGGGAAGCCGAGGAACGTGTCAGGCGCACCCTGGTTCACTGCGTACAGGTACTGACCAGCGGTGTCTTTCAGCTTGCGCATGGCACCGAGGCTCTTCGTGTTGGCCATGTAACCAGCACCAGGCATTGCACGAGACGCACCGTCCACGCTGAACGCGAGGTCAATGAGGTTGTCAGCGGTGAACGCGGTTGCCGTCGAAGCCGTGACACCCGAACCAGCGGCGCTAACCAGCGTGGTGGTCGTGGATGTGTTGACTGCGAAGCCGATAGCGTTACCAGCCTGTTCGGCAACTACGCCCTCGAGGTCGAAGCCAGCGTCCGAAAGCAGTTCGTTCGCCACGGGGACGATGAAACCAGTCTTGGAAGGCTGAAGCAGGAGGCTGTCAAACGTGGGGTTTGAAATGCCAAGTGCCGAACCGGCCGAGGTGGTCGTTGCCGTTGAGAACGCCGTGTAGATCGGGATGCGAAGGTCGTTGCCCGAGGTACGGTTGATGACCTCAGAAACGGCGAGCATGGGGCCGACCAGACGGGCAACACCATACACGCGGTCAAGGAACGACACGGGAACAGTGTTAGCCGAAGGCAGGAGGGTGCGCGACTCAAACGTGTGAGAGCGGATTTCACCGCGACCCATGGAACGGAAAATCTCCGCAGCATCCTGAGTCTCGGCAACGGGAAGGAACGAACCGGCGGCAGCCTGAGCTTCGGCCTGACGCTCTTCCTGACGACGGGCCACGCCAAGCGTGGTGTCGATTTCGGCAATACGCTCTTCGAGCTTGTCAACGGCAGCGAGGTCGTCAACGGTGAGGCCACGAGCCTCGGTTTCGGCGCGGTCAAGAATCTCGCGTACCTGGTGAATCAGGTTAGCGCGCGTTTCCGACTGTCCGGCGATAAAACTAGACATCAGTTATCTCCAAAAAGGTAGAAAGGATAAGGTGGCGAACCGAGCTGACTCAGGCCCTCACGTTGTCGCTGACGAGCAAACGCTTACTACAAGAATAGCAAAGACTCTACTCAGTAGAGAGAGGTTTACAGGGTTTCGAGAAGCATCAGCGCAAGCCGCTTACGCTTCAACGCCAACATATCCAAACCGTTCTCTTCAGTCACCGGTTCATCCTCCGGCATCATTTCGGGATCCGCTTGCACATCTTCTTCAGGAACCAAAGCGTCCAAAACCAACTCCATAACTTCCTTCTCGGCATAAGTAATCGGCTCACCAGCGGCAACCTTGCCAAGCACCATGGTCAGCGCGTCATAATCCACGCCGACAGCCACAACAACATCTTCCAGTGAGCGCACCTGCGCTGATCCCACAGTGCTCGGATAGGCGGGGAACGCGACCCCGGCGGACACCTCGAGCAAGCGAACAGACTTGAGTGTGCGCTCAGTGCCATCAGCGTTCCAAGAATCGCCGTTGGCAGGAACAGTGAAACCGAACGAGAAACCGGTCACATCGCCGCGCTGGATAAGAACCCTTGCATCGCGGCCCAGTTGGGTATCCGGCAAGTCAGCCTCAACGCGCAACCCGTACTCGTCCTCCGATAAGCGCAGAGATCCGGCGCGAGTCGATGCCAGCACATCCGAACTTGAGTGATTCCACAACATGTAAATGTTGTTCCTGCTTGAGAGCGAACGCTTGAAGGCTCCGCGCTGGATGCGCTCAACGAACGGCAAAGGTTCGCTAGGTTCGTTGAACCGGGCGGCGTAACCCGTGAGCGTCATGCCGTCCGAGGTTTCGCGCACCTCAAAATCATTTGTAAAAACGCGGGTTTCAATTTTTGACACGGTACGTCCCTTAGATCGGTTAGTGTTCTCCGCCTCAATTCTACCAATTATATCCTCAGCATAAGAAAGCACCCGGCGCGCGCCAGCCTTGCCACCATCCGAACCCCACAACGCATGGGCCACAACACCAGGCGAAGGATAGCCCTCGTTATCCGGCTGGGCCGCCGGCGCATCAAGGTCAACCAAGTGGCGCGGGATCCACGCGGCAATCTTCCGCCACTTATCCTCACTCACCCGACCCTCAGCCATTTCACGCGCAGCACGCACCGTCGAATCCTGCAAACCATCCC